CAGCAGATTATCGTTCAGCTACAAGTGCAACATCCGTAGTAGGCACAAGCGGTGCAACCTTTTATTTAACTGGAGTGCAAATTGAAGTTGGTTCTTCAGCCACGGGATATGAATATCGTTTATATAACCAAGAATTAATTGCTTGCCAAAGATATTTTGAAAAATCTTATAATCAAGCAACAGCTATAGGTTCAAGCGGCACAGGCAATACTGGGCAAACTTTATATGTTGGCACGGGCAATACTGTTGCTGGTAGTGATAAATTACCAAATACAACTTTTATGGTAACAAAAAGAACTACAGCAACTATTAACACTTGGTCACCAAATGGAACTGCAAATACTCTTGCAAATATGGCTGGAACAGACCTTGCTACAAATTCAGGAACACCAAATGTCGCTAATGATAGGTCGTTTTTTGCTTACAATGCAACAAGTTCAGTAAGCGGAACAAATGGTTGTGTTCAATTTCAATGGGCGGCTTCTGCCGAATTATAAATGTATAAATTAACAACAGATGGTTTTATGATTCAGCGTTTATCTGACAACGCTTTTATTCCAATAGATGAAGCCAATACAGACTACCAAGCATACCTAGCATGGGTAGCACAAGGCAATACACCATTACCTGCGGATGAGTAATATGAACTTTACATTTACATGGATATTAGACAAATTTGGTTTTCAACCTAAAATTGAAACTTTTGATTTGCCTGTTAAAAAGCCTGCCGCTAAGAAACCTGTTGCTAAAAAAACAGTAGCTAAAAAAACTGTACAAAAGAAATCATAATGCCTAGCCTAACCGACAAAGAAATAGAAGATATTGTTGAAAAAGTAACTGAAAGAGTTATTGAGAATGTCTATACCTCTGTTGGTAGGTCTGTAGTTACCAAGTTTTTTTGGTTTATTGGTGTTGCGGCAATAGGCGTTGTAACTTATTTAGCTGGCGTAGGCCATATAAAGGTGGGCTAATAATGTGGACTACGGAATATCAGAAGGCATTAAAGGACTTTCAAGCAGTCTTGACGCAAGCAGAGATGCAAGTAAAAGCCTATCTAAGTCTATTGAAAACATACAGCAAGATGGATTGGATGTTGCCCAAAAGCAAGCCAACGAAAGACTCAGAAAAAGACGAGAAGCAGAAGTAAAGAAGGAACGGGCATTAATTAAGGCTTTAGACTCTTGGAAGCACAAAAAACAAATAAGTGATGAAGAAGCAAGATTAAAGATTGACTTTGTAAAGAAGTATGGTGCTAAAGAGTGGGAAGCGGTGCTAAAGATAAAGTTAGATATTGAAAATATGCAACGCAAAGACAATGAAGAATTCCAGCATGATTTGAAAGCAGTTAGACGGGTTCAAATATGGTGTTTTGTAGCTGCATTAATGGTCACTTTGTGGCTTAAATTTGTTTTAGGAGCTTTTTAAATGTTTCCATTAGGCGCATTACTAGATATTGGCGGCAAGCTAATTGATAAATTCTTTCCTGACCCAGAACAAAAAGCTAAAGCACAGCTAGAATTGTTGCAGATGCAGCAAAATGGCGAATTAGCGCAAATTAACGCTGATATTGCAGAACAACAAGAACTCACCAAAAGACAGCAAGCCGACATGGCTAGTGACTCATGGCTATCTAAAAATATACGCCCTATGACTCTTATAGCTATCTTAGCGGGGTACTTTATCTTTGCAGGGCTTTCTGCCGCCAAAATTGAAGTTACAAGCGAATATGTCCAACTACTAGGTCAATGGGGTATGCTTATAATGTCCTTTTACTTCGGTGGTCGTACCCTAGAAAAAATTATGGATATGAAGAATGGCAAGTAATTTTCAAGAATGTTTAGATTTAGTATTAAAGTCTGAAGGTGGCTGGGTAAATCACAAAGATGACCCAGGCGGTGAAACGAATTTAGGGGTCACCAAGGCTGTTTGGGAGGAGTATGTAGGTCATCCTGTAAAGACCATGAAAGACCTCACCAAAGACGATGTAGCCCCTATGTACGAACTTAAATACTGGAGGCCTTGTTATTGTGAAGTATTACCTAGAGGACTCGATTTTGTTGTCTTTTCAATGGGTGTTAACGCAGGGCCAGGAAGAAGCGTTAAATTGCTTCAGCAGTCTATTGGCTGCGTACCTGACGGAGTTATCGGCCCAAGAACAAGAGAACTTATTTCCGCCAGTAATAGTGCAAATCTTATCGCAAAATTCTCTGAAACTAGAAGGGAATACTACCGTTCATTAAAGACTTTTCCTATCTTTGGTAAAGGCTGGCTTGCTAGAGTAGACAGAGAAGAACAAGAAGCCTTAGATATGACAAAGAATGGCTAACGAATACGCATTACTTTAGCTTTTTTCATTACCATTTCGTATTCTTTTCTAGCATTGTCATCTAGTTTGCGTAACGGTAATTCTTGGTAATACTTCCATTTAGTTAAATACTCTGGTAATTCAGAAGGTGGAATCCAACCTGCTAGTTTCCATCGTACCGTTATGTCTGTACCTACAGGCGTATAAATGTAATCGTTGTCCATTATTTACTCTCCATGTGAATTAAAACCACAATCACAATCATTATTGACCAAGCTATCATTCCGCTTAAAGCCATTGCTGTTATGAATACAGTCATTTTTTACCCCTTTTTTTAACAGGTGTATCTATTGTGGTTTTATAGTGTTCAACAGCTTGTTTAAGCATTTCTAAAATGCCGTACTGCACCAAAATAGATAGGCCATCTTTATCAAAATGCACCATTGCGTCTGCTGACCCATCTTCGTGTTCTTTTACAATTTCAACTCTGATGTCCATCTTGTGCCTTTCTTAGTATTGCTCTAGCAAACTCTATTGGGTCTAAATCAGGGTTATGCCAAGCAGTTGCGCCTACTAGACATTGATTTGCTATTGCAATTATTTCTTTATCTGTTAGTTCTTTTACTGGATGGGTATAGAGTGGAATAAGGTCATAAACTGGGAAAAAACTATTCTTATCAAAGTAATTGCCTTTGCCGTCTGTCCAAGCTACTGGTTCATTCATACATTTCCCCATAAGTTAGCCAAGGTTTGTTTTTTAGTTTATAACCAAACACATAAAACAATGGATTAAAGTTGGTAACAATGCGTCTTTTGGCTTCTAAAGAAGTGCCACTAATCTTTAGTATGCTGTCAATTTGACCAGACAGCTTAAACATATCATTCTTCAAAGAGGTCATGTATTCCCATTTCTTCTCTAGATTTAATAGATTTTAAGTAGTTTTTGAGTGCCTTGTCATCTTCCTTAAATATCTTGTTAAACATACCCCTGGTTGGGTGTCTGACTGTATGTTCCTCAAATCTGCCATGTAGGACATAAAAAGAAAACGCCCTACAAGCCCATTCATACTCCTTACAGTCTAACGCCTGGTCGCACTTGTCGCATGGGGCTTCCCCCTCAAAAACTCGCCTAATATCCATTATGACCAAGGCTTTTCGTTATCAGCCAATTCTTCAACTTGAGGCCAAACATTGAGGTGATGCAACATTTCTGTTATGTTTTCATCGCCAATGTAAGCGTATTCTATTTCTTGGTTATACCCATACAGGTCAACTGAAGTATTGCCAATATAAACACTACAAATGTGGTAACCGTCTTTTTCCATGATATTCCCCTTTAAAAATTCAGTTTCTTAAAGTTTCATGCACTTTAATATAGGTGTAAACCCTAAGTGTTGTATTTTTGCATGATTTTTTATTGAAATTTCATGCACATTTTTTGCCGTTTTTTATACATGTATGTATCAATGTGTATACAAAATATATAAATACTTATATAAATGGGCTGTATTTGGCAGTTGCTACCCGCTAGGTGGAAAGCCGCAAAAACCCTAACTTACTGCATCCTACATTGACGGCTTAACGCCCAAAATAAGAATGGGCGGTTTATAAACCTTTAACTGGCAGAAAATGCACAGACCCGAATAAGGTGAGGCGACAGAACACTCCGTGATGTGTTTGGTTTGGCAAAGGGGATAGCCAATCTGCCGCCTCTTGATTAGTTTAACCCAGTTTTGAGTTTGTAGATTTTGAGTAAGGCCAAGAACATTTCATACCCATCCCTAATGTCTTGTTCTTTGTGTTCGTAGATTGCAACTTCATTGGTAGTGCCATTAATGTAAACATTGGCGCATCGTGCAGAAGGGGCTAGAACCTCTCTATAAGCTGCTAATTGTAGGGTATGCTCTAGGTAGGGTGTTAAGTCACCAGGGGATTTCTCCGTAGTTTTGAAGTCAATTACGACCCCATCAAAGTCATGGCGTGGCTTGGCGTATAAATCGCATTTTCCGCCATACCCTTCTTGGTTCACTAAAGACTGTTCAGGAATCCACATCTGAACCCCAAAATGGGCTGTTATGGCGTCATCTACCTTTCGGACATAGGTAGGCATCTCTGGTAGGTATTCTTGGTTGTAGAAGCTCTCTATAAAGTCATGTATAAGAGTACCCCTAGTCATGGCTTCTTGAGATTTTTGTTTTGCAATATAAAGAATCCTATCTACATATTCTTTTTCGGCTTCTTCTAGACCCCTTGGGTTTTCTGATGCAGCTTTTACGGCTTCAGACTGCAACCATGTATTAAGGCCATCTTTTGATAGTTGTCCATTAATTGTAGATACGCTTGGGACAAGTG